TATTTGAATGGGTCAAAAATAGAGAGGCAACCTGGTGTTGAGCATGTTTTAGCTGGGGGTTATACTGGTATATTAAAACCTTTTAAAACGTATAATTCTGATTTTATTGAATTTACCGCTTTTTATAGAAATTTATGCGTGAAAAACGTACCATATGACTTAAATCAATTAGTTTCTGATTTAAAGTCAGCAACCAAAGAACTCAAAAAAAGTAACACAAACGAAAATACTTTATTAACTGGTTATATAAAATCTTTTATCGTCTATTCAAAACTAAAAGCGGCTTATTTAAGTGGTCAGTTTGGTACTAAAGCGTTGTTAAAAGATGCTATAAAATCATTATGTGAAGTTAATAATATTGAAAGTGCTTATAACGATTCTTCATCTACCGATCAAAAATTATGCGATTTTTATTTTTTGGTTTCACACGTATTTTTTACCTCGTTCAGGGAGGTTATTAAAAAAGATAAAATAGGTAACCAAACAGTTACACCACATGCGTATGATTTGATACATAGGTTAAAGTTTGGTGACGATGGGTTCAGATCATATCAAAATTCAGTTTTATCTGACACCACTTTAATGTCTTCTTTAAATGATAAAAATTCAACAAAAGATGAGCAAATAAATAGTTTAACAAATTTCTTATACAAAATTTGGGATATCGAAAAAATAAATTTAAAAGTTGATAATTCTTATAAAAACATTAGCCCAACATCCTTTGGTATATTTGCGTTGTATCCATCTGCTGGTGGATTTTTAACACCAAATAATTTATTATTGTTGTATTCAAAAGAAGGTGGGGAAGATTTGGGTATTTATGATTATGATGGCTATCGTATTAGGAATAAAAACAATAAGGCAACTCAGGCCGAATATTTTTACACCATAAATGATAAACCAACTTGGAATCCGCAAAATACCACAATTGGTTTGGATGGTAGACATAATACAAAAGGAAAAGTAGTAGACCCATTATTTGATGGGAATCAACGTGAAGTGTTGGCCACCAATTTTAAGTCAAGAGCGGATGCTACATCATACCGATATGACCCAACGTTGAGTAGAGTTTTAGTGCATAGCGGATTTGATAGGTTTTTGTTTTTAAAAAATTCTAACTTTAATAATTCTTTAATATTAAAAAATACAACAAGATTTTTATGGTTTGAAAGTACTGGTTTAGGTACGCATTTGGGTATGGATAAAAGTACGGATGATAAAAAAACATATGATTTTGAAGATGGTGTTACATTATCAATTTATCCAGGTGAAAATAATATAAGTTATTTTAGAAACACAACACCACAATTATCAGATTATGAAGATTTAACATCTTTTATTGAATCTGGTTATATAAATAACTACGATTTTAGTAGAATACTAGATTCAGTTAACATTGAAAAATTAGAAGAATTTTCAACTTTATTTCAGGAATTTGCAAAATTAACACCAAATAATACGTTAAACACATTTAATTTAAACTCATTAGTTAAATCATCAACAATATTGGCATCTGAACATATAAAGGAAGCTGTAACTAGCGGTAAATTTAAAGACCCTAAAACGGGTATAGAGCTAACCACAGACGAAATCTCATATATGTTAATTGGTAATTCAATGTATAATTATGAATTTGTGGCTAAAGCAAACATATCCAAATTTTTTAATGTTGTTTTAACGCAAACTCAGAAAAAAAGATGTGAATCTATCGCCGATCAATTTTGTTCTTATGATATAACAATAGCAAATAAATCAACAATCGATTCTGTTACAAAACTGGGTGATTTTCAATTATCCCTACATAATTTTCATTCATCACCAGAAGTGTTATTTACAAATGCATCAAATTACGATGAATTAAAAACCGCATTAAAAGATAGCAGTGTTACAGATCAAAATTTTAATAAATTAATTGCTAGAAGAATATTATTTTCCGACCAATATGTTCCGCCATACGAAAATGTTGATGCTCCTTCCCATAAAGTAGAAATAGAAGAATTAAATAAATCTTATTTGTATAGTAGATTACATCATTTGATCGCAAATACAAGCTCTGATACATCTGATAAAAATTTTAATAATTTTTATTTTGATTGTGTAAAAACTTTTTTTAAATATTTAAACATAAAATATACTAAAAATAATTATAAACAGTTATTAAAGTTATTAAGATCTTACATAAGATATACGGGATATAGTTTAAACTACGATTTTTTACCTAACAATGGTATTATATCAATGAATAAATTTTTAGAATCATACGGTAATAAAGTATCTTTTAATACAAGAACTAAAAATGTATTAAGACTTCAAGGTAATAATTCGAATCCACGTGATGCGACAGTATATGTCCCTCCTTTTAATCCAAATATCCCATCACAAAATAATCTTGAGATTGAAGAGGAAACTCCAAAATATACAGAATTTGATGCGTATAAGGTAGCGGATTTAGAATCAAGTTGTAATTCTTTTTTTGAATACTTCAACACCGAAATATACAACTCAACGGTTGGTGGGTTAAATTCATTTTTGAATCAATTTAGTGAAGCTATGGAAGCTAAAACTTTACCTAATGATGCAAATAATCCATATACAGTAGAATCTGAAGAAGAAAATTTAAAAGACGAAATTAAAAAACGAACTTACTATAATATAAAATCAATGTATGAAAAAATATCGACCAGTTTTGTTGAAGAAAATAGAAGCTCACCGATATTTTTACCAACTAAAATTCAAGAAATTAAAACATTAGAAGTTTCGGATTTAGTTAATAATAAATTATTTTACAATTATTCAATAGATCCTGGATATTGTGATGATAATAAAAAAGAAGATACGAATTACGATTTATATGAAATTTTTAAGGTAGTCGACAGAGGTAATAATGATATTGGTGTTAATGTACTTGCCGATTTATCGTTTTTTTATCAAAATCTGTACGCTGATTTTGATAAAAACCCAAACAAAGCCCAAGATGACCAATATTTAACAATTGACAATTTAACAAACAAAAGTTTTTCAAATTTATTTAGTGGTTTAGCTGAAGCCAATGGGTTTATGTTTCAACAAATACCAAATTATATAAATCTTAATGGTGCAATATCGGCAACAAATGACGATGATGAATCGATCTATGATATTGTTGATCAATTATTTGGCGTACATACTGATACGGATTTATTGGGGACATCTAGTAGACAATCACAAAAATTTGGTGGTTTAACTGGGTATCCAGGTTACATTTTTCAATTAGGTACCATAGGTTCTAAATTAGATACAAACGAAGGTGTCGTTCAATCAATGAAAAATGATAACTTAAATTCCTTTTGTTTAGATATTGGTTATGATGATAATAAAGAAATTTCTATTAAATCAGAAAATGCACCAGATGATGTTAAAAAATCAAACGTAACTTGCTTTACCGTTGATTTTGGTAGCCAAAAACAACAAATGTTTACTAGCGTACAACTAAATACCGCTGAATTTTATGATACAGAAGAAAGTATAAGAACTTGGGTGGATGTTGTTAATAAAACAGAAACAACTTTACAAACAACAAATTTATTCCCAATTCTAGAAAAAAGAGCATTTACATGCACGGTAACTAGTTTAGGTAATTCAACAATACAACCATTAAGTTATTTTTACCTTAGAAACGTACCATTGTTCCATGGAACATATTGGATTACAAATGTTGCCCATGACATACAACCAAACACAATGATTACTACATTTCAAGGTGCAAGACAACCAATAGCATCAAAAATTGATGTTAGAAGGGAACTTTTAACATTAATGAGAAAAAACGCAAAACTTTTAGTTGATGCGGCGGTTGGTGTAAATACGATAGTTACTGAAGGTATACCAAACACGTCAGGAAAAATTTATAGTGATGATAGTGATAGTAACGACCCATTTGGTAGCGTATTACAAGGTTTAAGTAGCGATTCAACTAAATATTATAGTTTTTCTGGAATACAAGTTATTGGTGCTTTTATATTTAGTGTGACCAAAAGTAACGCTAAAAATGATGCAAATCTTGGTTTGGTAAACGTATTGTACAATTATTCAAAAGCCTTATTAGGCAATACAGATTCACCAAAAGAAATTGTAAAAAATATGAAAACCGTAGCAATCGGTATAATGAATCAAAAAGCATCTAGCGGCGACAGTAGGTATAGTGGAAGTGCTTTATCACTTTCAAAAGTGTTTAAAGAAAACGCATCTTTTTCTTTAGTTGGTGAGTTGGGTGATTTATTAAATAAAATTGGTAATGAGGCTAAGACAAATAGTAATACGACATTAAATGAGTCAAAATTATTTGACGGTACCGTATTTGATTTAAAAGCTGTAAATGAAAGTGGCGCCACGATATCAGATAATAGCGATAGACTTGCGTTTAGTATGGAAACCGAACTGGATAAAAGGGGTAGTGAGATTCCAATAAAAACGGCGACATTTTTCTTTGATAGTAAAGACAGCGCTATTTTTGCAAACACAGAATTATATGGAATTGGTGTGAAAAATGAAACTGATACAGTACATTCGGATGTTTATGATTTATTTAAATCGTTAAGCACTAACGGGGTAATAAATAATTTTGAAGCCGCAAATATTAAAAATACGACCACACAAACACAAACAAGCGGTTCACCAGAACCAATAAAAAAGAGTCTCGATCAAATTAAAGACATATTAGACTTTTTAGATGAATGTAGCCCAGCCGCAGCAAAGTTTATGTTATTTATTTCAGATGGTAAACGAACCGAATCTGAATATATACAATATTTAAAAGACAACACATCTGGCAGCTACACCGCTGATAAAGACGATATATGGAGTAAAGTACCGAGAAATCCAACCACATCGAGCGGGATTTATGCAAAAGAAGCAATCTATTATGGATTATTGAGTAATCCACAAAGTATATCTGTTAATGATGTTGGGTCAACAGACGTAATACACGAATTTAATTTAAACGATCAAAAAGGCAATGTACAATATGAAGATCTAGGTAGTGATAGCGCTGTAAATCAAAGATTTTACGAGCAATACACCGCTATTTTTGATAAAAAACATAAAGAGTGGGAAGAAAAAAATAAATCAATAGAAAAATCAACCGAATCTGGAATTAAAGTAAAATATCTTGGCGCCGTTCAAGGCTCATCTGACGATTATAAAATTGCGTTTTTCTCAAGCGATTCTAATGGATCTTTTGGTAATATAAAATTAAGTACAAAGGCTAATAGTGAGTATAAATTAGATTCGGCTGGAGAAGAACAATTAACAAATATTTATACGCCACAAACTAGTTCAGGCCAATCAACTGAAGCTGTTAGATTCGTAAATGAATTGGTTAGAGTCGCTGATCAAGAAAGAGAAAAATGGGTTAATTTAACAGAATGTGATAAAGATGCACAACCGTTATTAAAAGAATATTGGGCGGCTGTTAATTGGACGTCATTTAATTGTTCAAGCGATCCTTGGTCAGCCGCTTTTATAAGTTACATTATTAAAACAGCGGCGCCAAAACCAAGTGACTTTCCTTATAGCGCTAGTCATAATGTTTATGTGAACACAATTAGGAAAACAAAAACTTCTTGGAAAGCTTATTCAAGCAAAGATACACCTATTCAGATTGGCGATATTCTTTGCTACGCCCAGGATTCAAATTACAAAGAAATAGTTGTTCAATTAAATGATTGGGATTCTGTTGGAAATTCACACTGTGATTGTGTTACAAATATCGATCAAAGTAGTAAAACTGTAAATGTTATTGGTGGTAATCTTTCAGATAAAGTTAAGAATGGTAATTTTTCAAATGGGGTTACATTAACAATAGATAATGATGGTAAAATAGCTAATCCAACAAGAACTGTTATTTTAAGATTTGAACCAGTTGCTTCAAATACAACCGTAGCAACAAATTATAAAACATCATACCCAGAACTACCGTTTACCGACCCACCACCACCTTCAAATAAATTACCGTATAAAACAGCGGTTAATTATTTAAACACTAAATACGGTAGTGATTTAGGTAAAGCTGTGTTTGCAATTATGGTTGCGGAGGCTTCAAAATCTGGTAAATCATTTAATTCTGCTGGTGGTTATAATTATGCTGGTGTACAAACAGATAGTGGTAGATGGGGGGCACCTGGTATTATAGGTCAGTATAGTCGTATTGATAGCGGTGGTAATAGGAGATCCTTCGCTATATTTGCCAATGATGAATCATTTTTAGATTTTATGGCTAACAGAGTAAAAGCCAAAGGGTTTAGTGGTAGCGATCCTGATAAATGGACATCCACATATATAAATTCATGGTGGAGTCCAGTGGCTAAAGCTCAGTATACTAAGGGTAGTCAAACTTACAACTCTAAATTATCAATATATAATACCGCTTCTAGTGAGTTTAATAGTTTGGTATGATAAAAATTAAAACAAAGACACCCCACTAAATTAAAAACATTCACATAACTTTTATCATTTAGCTGATATTTATAAGAAAACAATTTATGGATAACATAAACAATAAAATCAATGATTTTTTAGGGAGCGAACCAAAGGTTGGTGAAGAAGTGTGTGATTTAAAATCTGGTGTTTGTTATATAAAAACCGCTGATGGTTTAATTGAAAGAAAAATAATCGAAAAAAAATTAGTGGTTGAAGATGGTAGAGAACTTTTAAGAGAAGAAACACCGATTAGCCACTCAAATAGAATGTTTCTAAGATGAATAAGAAATTAAATACCGTATTGGAAAGCGAAATTAATCGCTTTAATGCTATTATAGCATATCAAGATAAAATGGCAATTGACGAGGTTTCTTATAGATTCTATAATGAAGCTGAAGAAGTTGCACCAGCTGAAGAGCCAATTGACGCAGCTCCAGTTGACGCTGCTGTCGATGCGACAGCTGAGGTACCAGCTGAGGAACCAATGGCAACAGAACCAACAGACGTTGCTACGGATGCACCAGTTGATGCACCAGTGGAAGAGCCAGCTCCAGCTGAAGATGTTACTGAGGTTGATGTGACAGAATTGGTGAATAGCACAAACGATATCAAGAGCAAAATTGAAGGTTTAGCTGGTGGTATAGAAAAAATCAACGACATTATGGGTAAAGTTTCCGAAATAGAGACAAATTTAACCAAAATGGATGATTTAATCGGTAAAATGGAATCTTTAGCGAAACAAGTTGAGCTTATGAGGCCACCAACTGAAGAAGAGAGAAGAAAGGCTTTGGCCCAAGATTCTTACCCATTTAATGTATCAATTGATGATTATAATAAAGGTACTGGGGCTAAAACGCAGACTGATTTGGAAAATTCATCTAAAATGTCTATGTTTGATACCATAATGAACGATTATAGTGATATGGACATTAAAAAGAGCTTTAACATACCAACAGAAAACCCATTTAACAGACTATGATACAAGCTGAATTATATACAGAAAAAATAACATCTGGCGGAACACAATCGATCGCGGCACTTCAAGCAGCCGACACTGGTCACACATATTCAATACATAGTATAATTTTTTTAGGTGCTTATGATGATGTCACCACTTTAACTGTTAACGGTACCCAATTGGTTTTACCTGGGGCTTTCGTATTGAATCAGTATTCAATAAACTCTGTATCAGTCACAACAAGCCCACATGGGGTAATGTTGGTGGGTAAAAAAGTAAAGAGACAACTTTTCAACACGTAAATTTTTTTTTGTCTGGCACTTGACTTTTTGAAAATCGTTGCCTAATATTGTACCATAATAAACTTAAATTTTTTAATTATGGACTTTAAAAACATCGATTGGAACAAGGCTGTTCAAAACTCACTGGCCGACTACGAAAAATCAAAAAACTCTGCAACAACCACAGAAAAAAAAGAGGTTGACTTAACCAAGTACTTTACATTAGCATTGGGTGAAAAAGAAAATTCAGGACAACGTGTCTTTAGAATTTTACCATTGGATACTGAGGGTAAATGGTACGACATCATTAAATTCCACAATCTTAAGATTGGTAAAAAATGGAATAAACTGTACGATCCAGCTCAAGACGGTGAAGAATCACCTCTTAATGACATGTACAAACTTTTAATCAAGGGTGATGCTGAAGATAAAAAAATCGCAAGCAATTACCGTTCACGTGACTTCTATATCGTTAGAGGTATTGAACGTGGAAAAGAACACGAGGGAGTTAAATTCTGGAGATTCCCTAAAGTAAATGATGGTTCAGGAATCATGGACAAAATTCAACCCATGATGAAATTCATGAACGATAAAAATCCAGGCTCTGGTGCATTCTTTAATCCTATTGCTGGAAAAGACCTTGTTATCAGTGTTGTTCGTGACCAATCTAAAGGGTACACAAAAGTTTCACAAATCATTTTTGATGAGACATCACCAGTTAGTCAAGATCCAGCACAAATGGAACTTTGGTTAAACGACCAACAAACTTGGAGAGATGTTTACAGAAAAAAACCTATTGAGTTTTTGAGAATTGTTGCTGAGGGTTCTGAACCTGTTTGGGATAGCGAATCAAAGCAATTTGTTGCTAGAATTGATGACGCTGGTACGCCATCATATGCACCACAATCCACAAATTATTCACAACCAGTAAGTGAGCCAGTACCGACAACATTTGGCAATGATAGTATGGGTTATGATTCGGGTGAGCCAATGACGTTGGACACTGATGATCTACCGTTCTAATTAAAACAAATATATGGGCATTATAGGAGATTTTACGCTCTTATAGTGCCCTTTTTTTCACAATTAATTTTTAAAAATATATCAATATGGCAGTAAAGAAAAAGGAATTTTCTTTTGATGATCTTCAGAAGAAAATGAGTACAACAACAAAATATAAACCAGATTTGTTTCTATCTTGCGGTGAAGCATTTTTAGAGGCATCTGGTGTACCTGGCCCTTGTATGGGTCACATTAACATGTTACTCGGACATACCAACACGGGAAAGACGAGTGCGTTAATTGCATCATCCATTGATGCGCAGAAAAAAGGGATTTTACCAATATTTTTGGTTACCGAGAAAAAATGGAGTTTTGAACATTGCAAACTAATGGGTTTGGATTGTTACAAAGATGATCAGGGTGAGTGGAAAGGGTTTTTCTTCTATCGTGATGATTTTGAATACGTGGAACAAATTACCGATTACATAAATTATGTGTTGGATGAACAAGCTAAAGGAAATGTTCCTTATGATATTTGTTTCTTCTGGGATTCAGTTGGTTCTGTACCTTGTAAAATGACCTGGGAGGGTAAAGGTGGTAAACAACATACCGCTGGAGTTCTTGCAGAAAAAATTAACATGGGTATTAACCAAAGAATTAACAACAGTAGAAAAGAAAACTCACAATACTTGAATGGTTTGGTTATCTGTAACCTACCTTGGGTTAAATTACCAGATTCGCCAATGGGTCAACCAAAAATTAAACCAAAAGGTGGTGAGGCTGTTTACCAAGCTGCCACATTGGTTTTCCGTTTTGGTAATGAAGCTGATGGTGGTATTTCTAAAATTGATGCCACTAAGAATGGTAGAAAGATTAATTTTGCCACAAGAACAAAAGTTACCGTTGACAAGAATCACATCAACGGACTAGGATACGCTGATTCACAAATTGTAGTTACACCACATGGTTTTATCACAAGTGATAAACGAGATAATAAAGAAGCCTTGGAAAAGTACAAGAAAGAAACAGCTGATTACTGGGCATCAAAAATGGGTGATACAAATTTTGAATTAGAGGAGTATGAAGTTAAACAGGCCATTGCCTATTCGGACGAAGATTAATACGTTACTGATTGATGGTGAGGCTTTATTAAAACAAGGGTTTTATGGCGCCAAACAAGTGCAAACTAAACACGGAAGCGTTGGCGCCATATTTCACTTTGTTAACACAATCAAAAAATTTTACCAGGACTTTGGCATAACCAAAGTTGTTGTTTTCTGGGAGGGTGAAAATTCAAAAGTTTACCGTCAAGGTTACTATCCATACTATAAAATGAATAGGAATGATAAAGTAACTATTGATGAACGACACGACTTGGATAGACAAAGAATCAGGATAAAACAATACCTTGAAGAATTGTTTATAAGACAAGTTGAGATTGATGGTTGCGAGGCTGATGATGGCATTGCTCATTATGTTAAAAATTCATCAAATGAGAACAAAATTATCTACACAAACGACAAAGATTTACTTCAGTTGATTGCACCAGATACAAAGGTGTATTTGTATGGTAAAAAAGCTGTCATCAATAAAGACAACTTCAAAAATTATTTTGATTACCACTATTCCAATGTTGGGTTGATTAAAATGATTGCTGGCGACATATCAGATAACATATCTGGTCTTGAGGGGATAGGTGAAGAAACTGTACTTAAAATGTTTCCTGAATTAAAAAAAGAGCCAAAAGATCATGAGTGGGTTATTAACAGAGTTGATGAGTTATTAACGGAATCCCCAGATAGTAAAAAACTTCTCACAATAAAAGAGGGTAAAACGAAATGGGGGACATATGGTACCGATTATTTTAGTGTTATGGGTAAAGTTATTAATTTAGAAACGCCAAATGTAACAGAAGACCTAAAAAATGCTATAACGGAAATGGTCAACGAACCATTGTCGCCAGAAGGTCGAGGTGGTATAAATAAGATTATGGAAATGATGAAAGAAGACCAATTATTAAATTTTTTACCAAAATATGATGACGGGTTCTTTGTTTTCTGGTCAACTTTTATTACTATTATAAACAAGGAAAAAAAAATTTACGAACAAACGAAAAATTAAAATTATGAACGCAAAAAAAGAAATTAAAAAAGAGCAAAGAAAATTTGAATTTACAATTTACCTTAATGACAATATTATAGTCCAACGTTATTTCAACGTTATTGGCTTTAATAATCGCGCAATTAACTCTTTAAACTTTAAAGATGCTATTGATTACAATCAGCATATAATCCAACTTCATATGAAGAACAAAACCTTAGATTTCATGACAGAAAATTCAAGAGCTTTTTATGAAAATTCTGGATTTGAAAAAAACGACATTAAAGATGTTATGAAAATTATTGTTAAAATGGATGATAGGGTTATTGCGTACAGACAATGGGATGCGACAATTTATCCAGTTAAAGTAAGGTATACCGTTGATATTCGTGAGCATATTTACGATATGATAACAAGAATACAGAAATGTTTATCTGAAAAAAATGAAAGACTAGAAACAAAATATTTACAGTACGATTTAGCGGTTTAATATCATGATACAAAAATCTATACAATTAGAGGACTTCGGGCCAGATTTCCAATTAGATTTGTTTCATGAAATAATAGTTGATCCAAAATTTGGTGAAACCGTAGTTGAGACATTGGATACGGTTCACTTTAAAACCGAGGCCTTTCAAAAAATAATCTCCCTGATTAAAAAGTATTATACAAAACATAATGCTATTATAAATTTTCCAGGTTTAAGAACTGAGATTAATGTTGAAATTCCAGACCCCACATTTAAAACACAAGTTTTAGATACACTACAAGAGGTTGAAAGCCGAACAGTTACAAATAAAAACATACAAGATTACGTTGTTAAGTTCTGTAAAATGCAATCACTTAAAAGTGTAATCCAAGAAATATCTAAAAAAGTTGAAAGGGGTGTTATTGAGGATTATGACCAAATCGAAAAAAGGTTAAAGGATGCATTGATCTTTAAGGACACTCAGGATTCTATAACACTTTTCCAGGATATGGATAATGTACTTTCTGATGAGTTCAGGGATCCAATACAATGTGGCATTAGTGGTATCGATGAAATTATGGGTGGTGGTATTGCTAGTGGTGAACTCGCTTTGGTTATCGCTCCACTTGGTGTTGGTAAAACAACCTTTTTAACAAAAGTCGCCAATCAAGCTTATCAGGATGGCCGAAATGTTTTACAAGTCTTTTTTGAAGACAAAGAAAAATCAATACAAAGAAAACATTATACACTTATAACTGAAGTACCACTTAATAAATTATCTGACGAAGAAGGTATTTCTTGGGTTAAATCTAGGTTGGAGGCTTTTAAGAATAGAAAAGTTAACGGGCAAGAACCAAAGAATAACCTATTCCTACAAAAATTACCCGCTGATGGTGTCACAATAACAAAAATCAAAAATATCATAAAGAAATTAAATTCTAGAGGTCATAAAATTGATTTATTGGTTTTAGATTACATTGATTGTATTTCACTTGAAAAAGAATACAGCTCAACAACAAATGATGAATGGGCTAGTGAGGGTAGAGTTATGCGACTTCTTGAGACAATGATTGAAGAGGTTGGTGTTGCTTGTTGGACAGCAACTCAAGGTAACCGAGCCTCAACAAGCGTTGAGGTGGTTAAAACCGAAAATATGGGTGGTTCACTTAAAAAAGCTCAGATTGCACACTTTATAATGAGTATTGGTAAAACATTGGAACAAAAAGAAGCCAGTGTCGCAACAATCTCAATATTAAAGAATCGATTGGGTCGTGATGGTATGGTTTTTCCAAATTGTAAATTTGACAATGGTACGTTAAAGATTAATACCGATGATCAATTAACTGAAAAGGGTTTTGAAAGCCAAAAGGCTAAAGAACAAGTGGATAAACGTAAGAATCTTTACAGAGGGTTTTTAGAATCTAGGGGAAGTGAAAATAATACTGAAAATCAATAAATTTTTTATTAAGATTAAACCAAATTAACTATATTTGCGAATATTTATTTTAACCCAATAACACAAAAAAACAATGAATTTAAAAAGTAACGACTTAACAAAAAGGTATTCGATTTTCCCTATAACTCACCCAGATTTATGGGAGTTTTATAAAAAAGCTGAAAAACAAACCTGGGTAGCTGAAGAAGTTGACCTATCAAAGGACAAATACAATGAATTAACTGATTCTGAAAAACAATATCTAAAAAACATTTTAGCGTTCTTCGCCATTTCAGATGGATTAGTAATTGATAATTTAGCCACAAACTTCATGAACGAGGTTGATTTGCTTGAAGCTCAATATTTTTATGGGCATCAAACGTTTATTGAACAAGTCCATGCTAATGGTTATTCACTTTTAATTGAGTCATATGTGAAAGACGAGAAAGAAAAGATGGATTTATTTAATTCCATGGAAACAAGCCCATCAGTTGCCGCAAAAGCGTCTTGGGCTGAAAAATGGATAAACCACCCATCTTTTGTTCATAGATTGATCGCGTTTGCTTGTGTTGAAGGAATTTCTTTTAGTTCTGTTTTTGCGGGAGTTTTTTGGTACCGCTCAAGAAATAAAATGGAGGGTTTGGCGGGTATGAATGAATTAATTATTCGTGATGAAACATTACATTACGAATTTGCGGTTAATTTATATAACAATTACGTTGCAAACAAATTACCAAAAGAAGAAGTGCGTGAAATTATTTTATCTTGTTGCCAGGTGGAAGAGGTTTTTGTTAGAGAAAGTATGCCAAATGGTCTTATGGGTTTAACAACAGACATGATGGTACAATATGTTAGATATGTCGCTGATGTTGTTTTAAAGGACTTTGGTATTGAACCAGAGTTTAATACGAACAACCCTTTGGATTACATGGCAAGAATTGGTTTGTCCGCTAAAAATAATTTCTTTGAACAAAGAATAGGACAATACACTAGAGTGGATATTCCAACTACAACAGATGGTATTTTTGATGATGATTTTTAAAAAAAATAGAGATGAGGATTAAAAAAAGAAACGGTGATTTTCAGGCTTTTATGCCTAATAAAATTTTGAGCAGAATAAAAAATAACTCAAAAGATTTAAATGTTGATGGTGATGCGTTATTCAAAGAAGTTATTCCTTTGATATACGATGGTATGACAACCACCGAATTGGATGAACTAATTGCGTTTAAGGCCGCCGACAAAGTAATAAACCACCCAGATTATTCGACCTTAGGTGGTAGATTACTTTTGAGTAGACAGTCAAAGTTAATTGGTAAGGAATTACAACCAGTTGATTTAACCTATGATTTCTTCGCGGCAACAACATTCTTGAAAAAATATTCAATGAAAGAAGGTAGTATGCCAATAGAATTACCCTCTTGTATGTATAATAGAGTGGCAAAACACTTATCAAGTTCGGATAAAGATTTTAAAATGTTTGTTGAGGAACTGACAAACAAAAGAATGAACTTTGCAACACCGATATACACAAATGCGGGGATTGACAAAAGAAATGGAATGATTTCTTGTAATTTGACCACATTACATAGCGATAGTATTGATGGGATTGAGGATACGCTTACAAAAATATCTTACGCATCTAAAGAGGGTGCTGGTATTGGTATGTTAATCGATCCACTGAGAAGTCGCCATTCTATGGTCGGTTCATTTAATGGGAATGCTGGTGGTGTTGTCAGATTAGCCGATATGGTACAAAGTAAAATGAGATTTTACAAACAAGGTAGTCGTTCTGGCAGTTGTGCTTTATACCTTTCTTTATGGCATAGAGATATCATGGATTTCTTAGAATTGACGCTACCAATCGGTGACGAGCAAATGAGAACCAGAGATTTATTTACCGCAGTTGTTGTTAACGACTTGTTTATGGAAAAATTAACCAATAATGAAGATTGGTATTTATTTTGCCCCAATGATATTGAAAAAGCTGGTTTAAAACCACTGCATGATACTTGGGGTAATGAATTTGTGGAACTATATAATAAAGCTGTTGAATTGGGTATTGGCACCCCAATAAACCCAAAAACAATTTGGGATGCGATTATTAAGGCTCAGGTTGAGAGTGGAAGACCGTATGTATTCTTTAAAGACAATGCGAATAAAAGAAACATGCAAAATAATATTGGTGTTGTTAAACAAAGTAATCTTTGTATTGAAATTACAAATGTATCAAAACCAGGTTATACATCACAATGTACATTAGGTTCAATTAACCTAGCTGAACACGATGATTTGAAAAGTATAGCTAAGAGTACAAAAGTCATGGTTAGAGCGCTAAACGCTGTTATTGATAAAAATAAGTGGAGTGATGATTGGAGTGAAAAAGCTGGGTTGGATCAAAGATCTTTGGCGATTGGTGTAGCTGGTTTAGCTGACTTTTTTGCAAAGAAAAAGATTTCTTTTGAAAGTGAGGAGGCCAAAAAATGGAACACTGACATTTTCGAGACAATGTACAAAGCTGCGGTTACTGAATCTATGAACATGGCTAAAGAGCAAAATAGAAATTATCCCTCGTGGGATGGTAGCCCTTATTCAAAAGGTGAAACATATATTGAGGGGTGGAGCCCATTATCAAATGGTGAACCAATACCGATGCTTAATTCATTACTACTTGGTTTAATGCCAACAGCGTCATCTGCAATATTACTGGGTGTATTTGAGTCGTTTGAACCAGTAACGTCAAATTTATTTACTAGAAGAGTTGGTCAGGGCGAATTTTTGGTAATAAATAAACACCTTGTAAATGAATTGGATGAGTTAGGTATATGGGATAATAATATTAAAAATAAAATTATCGCCAATGGTGGGAGTGTACAAATGATCAATGAAATTCCCCAAGATATAAGATACAGATATAAAGATGTTTGGGAGATTTCACAAAAAACGTTATTAGATTTATCAGCGATTAGAAACAAATATGTTGACCAATCGCAGTCGTTAAATGTTTATCATTCTGATGCAAAATATTCTAAAATATCTAGCGCTTTAATGTATGCTTGGAAAGTCGGTTTAAAGTCTGGTGCATATTATACCAGAACCAAATCTAAAATAGAAAACAACTCAAAACTATCATCGGGTAGTGCAACTGAAGCGGTACCCAAAAAACCAGAAAATAGTCAATTTGAGTGCTTTGGGTGCTCAAGTTAACAAGAAAAGCCACCTAAACGGTGGCTTTTTTGTTTACAATAAAATAATTTTTCTTACTATTTATGAATAAATAAAAATCATGAATATTAGGAGACCAACATATGGTGTTAATTTTCCCTTTGATGACGGTGACAATGGTGATTTTTTAAAGTTAACAACAACACCAGAGTTAGAAGTTAAAACAAATTTAATACATCTTTTATTAACAAAAAGAGGTAGTAGGTATTATTTACCAGATTTTGGTACCAATTTATATCAATACATTTTTGAACCGCTTGATGATATTACGATGGGTAAAATTGAGGATGAAATTATCGATGCTGTCGAAAAATACATACCAAATTTAACTATAAATAAAATCATTATAAATAAATTTTACGATCAAATTGAATTTGTTGGTGATGACAAATTACAACACACAATAAAAATAAATCTTGATTACACAGTAAATTCAAGAACATTTCAATCGTCTGGCACGGTAACATTATTATTATAAAATGGCTAAACAAATTAATTATAGTAAACGCGATTTTTCGTCATTAAAAACCGAACAAATCAATTTTATTAAACAGTACTACCCAAATTTGGTGCAAAATTTCAACGATGCGTCAATTTTATCCGTATTTTTAGATTTAAATGCTGCAATTGCGGATAACCTTCATTTTCATATTGATAGGGCTTTACAAGAAACTGTATTGGATTACGCTCAAGAAAGACAATCACTTTTTAATATTGCGAAAACGTATGGTTTAAAATTACCAACCAGATCAGCAAGCGTTGCTGTATGTCAATTTAGCGTCCAGGTACCCATTAGGGGTGATGCTGAGGATAGAAGGTACTTACCATTAATGTATGCAGGTTCACAATTTTTATCTGGGGATGTTAGTTTCGAGTTGTTATATGATATTGATTTTGCATCAAATTTTAATATCTCGGGTAAAATTGATAGAACTAAAATCCCAATTTACACAAATGGTATTTTAACTGCATATAGGATAACAAAAACTGGTATAGTTGTGGCTGGGGCAAGTAGAATTTTTACACAAAAAATTTCAAATACAAGATCATTTTATCAAATAACATTGCCAGAAAATAATATATTATCTATTGATTCTATTATTCATAAAAATGGTACATCGTTTCAAACAATACCAACAAATTTAGAATTTAATTCAAACACAAATAAATGGTACGAAGTTGCGTCTTTGGCTGAAGATACAATCTTTGTTGAAGACAGAACTGTGGCGCCAGTAAATGGTGTTTATAAAGGTGACTACACAAAAGTTGATAGGCGATTTGTAAAAGAATTTACACCAAATGGATTTTGTGTGTTAACTTTCGGTTCTTTGACCGACCAGGGTTTAGACATATTAGATGATTTTGTCGATGCTAATACTTTTAATCTTAAAAGTTTTTTAAGTAACCCAGGTTTAGGTTTTGCCCCAATCAATAATACAACGATGTATATTAAATACAGGATTGGAGGTGGTGAGGACACAAATGTCGGTGTTGGTACAATAGATACCACAGGACTTGTTTCTATGCAACTGAACGGCCCTGAGGCCCAAATTAATTCAATTGTGCAAGGTTCGCTAACGGTTACAAATGTTACACCAGCAATTGGGGGTGGTGAGGCTCCAAGTATTGAGGAGTTAAGAAACTATATTTCGTACAATTTTTCTGCTCAAAATAGAGCTGTCACATTGCAAGATTATAAAGCCATTTTACTCGGTATGCCAGCTAAATTTGGTGTTCCAGCAAAAGTAAGCGTCTCACAAATTCAAAATAAAATTAACGTTGGTGTTTTATCGACAGATACAAATGGTTCGTTAACAAATATTGTTTCATCAACTGTTCTAGAAAACGTAGCAAATTATTTATCGAGATATAGAATGATAAATGATTATGTTGTTGTAAAACCAGCCGATGTGATTGATTTATCGTTTGAAATATCAATTTTAAGCGAGGCTGGATCGCAAATAAATGCAATTGCTAACATTGCCGCGATATTAAGAGATGAGTTTTCCAAGGATAAAATGCAGTTAGGGCAAAGTTATCTTGTTGGGGACGTTATTAAAAAACTTTCACAGATTGATGGTGTTTTAAATATTAACTATATTAAGGTATTTAACAAAGTTGGTGGAGATTATTCATCAAGTAAACTTGACGATTCACTCTACATAAATGTTAACACAGGTGAAATTGATATAACTGGTGGGGTTATTCGTGTAAATGCGGATCAAATTTTACAATTAAGAACACCAGAAAAAGATATTGTGGTTATACCAACCACACAAAACACATTGTTAGGCGTTTAATATGGATAGAAACATAAGGATTCCAGTAGATTTTTCTAGGGATGATAAAGTAATACAATTTAATTTAGAGCAAGAGTTTGATAATCTTGAAATCCTTAGTTTAAAGATAACCAATTCCGATGCTTACACTAGACAATGCTCAAATTTTGGTGTTATTGTTGGAAGGGTTATGTTAAATAGCGGATTTGGTGTTCAAAACGCAAAAGTTAGTATTTTTATCCCTTTAAAAGATGAAGATAAAGATAGACCAGAAATATTGGAATTATATCCGTTTGAAACGGTAAATGACACTTACCCAAATGGTGTTAGATATAACCTTTTCCCTAGGGTTAAAAACGAAAGAAATCCAAGTCACAAAGCAATCGGTAATTTTCCACACGAAAGTGACTTTACAAATTACCCGCAGTATCTCGAGGTAATGGAAAAGTATTACAAATACACAACTACAACAAATGAATCGGGTGACTTTATGATATTTGGCGTCCCAACTGGGCAACATGATATCATTATGGATTTTGATGTCTTTGATACAAAATCTTTTGAATTAACAGCAAATGATTTGGTTGAACAAATATCTTTAAATAACAACATTGAGGAATTAAGATCATTATTACTTAGTAATTCCATTGACGCCCAAGAGCAAACAATTAATAGGAACAAAGTGCCTAATTTTATTTACTTGGGTAATAATAACTTTGAGGTCGAAGTAAAAACAAATATTGATGAAATGCCTAATATATTTCATCAGGTTAAACAAATAACCGTATCACCATTTTGGGGCGATGAGGATCAATGTGATGTGGGTATAACTAGGTGTGATTTTAAAATAAATTTTAAATACACACCAACCGCTGTATTTTTTGGGTATATACATGCACCAAGTGGTGGTTTTACGATAAATCCAGATTACAATTATAATATCACAACAAGAAGACCAGAGATTCACGCAAACGATGCTTCACTTAATTACGCAACTGGTGATATATATCCATATCAAAAAATGGAAATAGTTGTTTATCGATTAGACGATAAACTAAATCAAGGTTCTAGAAAAAGACTTGGCGTATTTACTGGTTCATACTACAATGGGGTATTCAGATTATCATTACCTATGTATACGGATTACTATATCACAAATGAATTTGGTGATTTAGTTCCGACAAACGATACAACGAATGGAATACCAACAAAAGCATATTACGCCTTTGAGATATATGACACCGATGATAGATGGACAGGCAGAAGACTACCGTGGGGTGGATTTGCAAACCAAATATTACCAGGTATTAGGATACCATCCACGATTAATGGAGATGTTTGGCTTGGTGGTTGGGAAGGTACTTGGGGTGGTTTATTTGAATATGACATATTAAACAGACGCAGAAAGTTTTATACGGTAAAAACAATACACAAAAAACATTCTTTATCAAATGCGTTAATACCTGGTAATTTTATTGGGTATTTTCCACAGTATAACCCAAATAAATCATCGGTTTTTTGGAATTTTCCTTTACATTTTAATACAGTGGCAAACATAGACGAACCTACGATTATTGGATCGATCTTAATACCGAGATTTTATACTACTTATGAGGATAATTCCTTAAAAAGAGCACATAAATTTTTAATTGAACCTTGGAAAGATAAAACTGACACATATAACGAATGGGTTGGTGATTGGGAAATGTATTTGGGTCTAGGTGTTAAGAAAGATGGTGGTGTAAACTCAGGGTCGGTGTACTCAGAATTATTTAATGCCGATGATTTTATCAACAACGGTAATAATATTTTTGGTGACAATAATACTTGGAATTTTGGTGATAATACAACTACCGTATTTAATGCTAGTTTATATGCAACAGAATTAGCCAAGAAAAAGGGTTCAAATGCAAATGGATCTTCAGTACATAAAGCCTATAATCAAGTTGCGGATGAGTATCAAACATACGGTGTTTTTATTAATTCTGTGGAATATAATGGTAAAGAACCAATTTTAGAGGTTTTTATCGATGATATAACTGACGATTTACCAGATTTAATAAACGACCA